CGTTTTAATACGTTGGACACGAATCTGGGTACGCCCACCACCGGCATAATGGGAGATGTCGCAGGCCTTCAAAGTAGTGTCACAACAGGCTTCGGTGATCAGACCACGGGTTTCAACGATGTGAATACTCGGTTTGATACCGTGGACTCGGATCTGGGTACGTTACAAGGCGATGTGACCACAGGATTCGGCAATCAGACAACTGGATTCGCTGATGCACAAACTAATCGAATTGCGCTCAATGACGCTGCAATCTTAGACCGCACCACGAAGCAAACAGATAATTTAGCTGGTCAGACTTTAGCGGGTGGTAAGCTAGACGCTTTGAAAACTAACGCAGATATAGCTGACATTGCAATCTTACAAGGTCAGACTGATGCAGCAGGCGTCCGTGATGGCTTCGTATCAAACTTCGATAAATACATTGATAATTATACAGATAACGAAGCCCTCGCTGTGCAGGCCCGGTCAGACATCAAGCTTGCAGACACAAATCAAGCGGATGCAATTACAACCGCAGTTAATACCGCCGCAGGCAATCAGACCACCCAGTTGGACAACATTGGTCTGGGTATCGGTGCTAATAAGACCGCAGCACAAGGTTTGGCTGATGATCTGGCTACCGGATTCACATCTCGTTTCGATACGCAGGATTCTGGATTCCAACAACGTGGCCTCGACCTGACGGGGGCATTTGATGCGCAAGGCAAATTATTCGATGGCATGGACACGCAGTTCACGACCACGGGCGATTTATTGGGCGGTCTGGCAACCGATTTCGATGATCAAGGTAAGTTGATCACAGACAGCATCGATGAAAATGGGAATACCGTCAAACGTGCATTTGATGACAAAGGTGACATTATCGTTAAGACGTTTAACGAGCAAGGCGGAATTCTGAACGAGAGGCAGATTAAGATCGAAGAGACTATGGGCACGGAAGGCACAAGGATCAGGACGGCAATCGGGGAGCAAGGCAATACGCTTATCCAAGAGTTTGACGCAACGGGTAAATTAATTGGTGAGAACCAAACAACTATAACTGCTGCGGTAGATGCTTCTGGCAAACAAACCAGAACTAGTTTGGACCTTCAGGGGAACATGATCGTTGACACCTTCGATGCACAAGGTGAGTTGATTAGTAGCGAGAATTACACAGTTCAGCAGAGCATTGATGCGCAAGGAAACACGCTTACCAATCTCTTCGATACGCAAGGAACACTCATTACGAACACTGCCGATGCTGCACAAATCGTCCGAACCAGAGATGCAGCTAGAGCATTAGCTGATACCGAAGGACTGAGTGCGCAGGTCAAAGATCAGTTTGATCAAATCTCTGCAGCGTTTGATGACACTGGCAATTTGATCACTCAATCTGTGGATGCTCAAGGTTTCCTCACCCGCCGACAAATCGGGTCTCAGGGAGAACTGCTCCTCTCCACGTATGACGTGCAAGGCGCTCTGATGAGCGAGAGGGCAGTCGATATTCAGTCTGCCTTGGGCGAAATCCAAAACATGCAAAATATACAAGCCAACAATCGCAACAACGCCAGGATTAACAGCCTGTCGCCGTCAGGCTCACAGCTAGGCGGCTTCGCTAGTCCTTACGCAAATACAAGAAGTTAAAAATGCACCCACAAAAAATATCTATCAATGGCATCAACTTAATCAAGAAGTTTGAAGGGCTTCATCGTGTTCAAGACGATGGCATGATTAGCTCATATCGCTGCCCTGCTGGAAAATGGACGATTGGATTTGGCTCGTGCAAGGGCGTTCGATCTGGTATGAAGATCACAGTTAAAGAAGCTGAAGACCTGTTGATCAAAGACATTGAAGAGCATGGAAAAGCAGTTAAGCGTCATGTGAATGTTCCACTCACCCAATACCAATTCGACGCTCTCACATCTTGGGTCTTTAATATCGGGGCCGGGGCTAATTTCCAAAGCTCCACACTTCTTAAAAAGATAAACAAAGGTATGTACGATGAAGTCCCTGAACAATTAAACCGATGGAATAAAGCTCGTGTGGACGGCAAGCTAGTACCGCTTAACGGTCTTACTCGTAGACGTGCCGCTGAAGCTGCTTTGTTCTCAAGCGATGCGGCGTTGCCCTCTGATGAGGGCGGGAGCGAGATGCCACAAAAAGTCTCTGCGGCTGCACCTAAAAAGCTTTCGCAAAGCAAAACTATGGCTGGTGCTGGCATTGCCGGAGCAGCCACAGCAATGAACGAAATCTCCGGGCAGCTGCAGGGGCTCTTGCCCTATGCTGATAGTTTGAAAGTGCTATTTCTAGTGTGCGCTATCGGCGGCATTGGCCTAGCGGCCTATGCCCGGTTCAAGGACCACCAGCAAGGAGTTCACTGATGTTCGTGTTTGGTAAAATCAAAACATACATAATAGCGACCTTGGCTCTTGCGTTACCTATTTTATACGCAATGGGCAGATTTCGTGGTGCAGCTAACGAAAAGAACAAAGTCCTCGAGGATGATTTAAAAGCTGCTCACAAGACAACCAACTTTTATAAAGCGATGGCCGAAGATGCAAAAGATCCTACTCTTAGTACCCGTGATGGCTTCCTTGATCGGGTGCGGAACGGTCTATAGGACCGACCTGGAGGTCTACTGCCCTCAGATTAAGCAGTACGATGTTCCTTTTTCCAACAAACTTTCAGACCAGCTAGCTGTATTGCCGCCACATTCTGGGGCGATTGAAACTGCTGTTAAAGATTATGTTCATCTCCGGGATCTTATTCGGAAATGCCACGAAGAAAAGGATAAGATCTAATGGGTTTGTGGAGCGAAACTGTAGGCCAAGGGAATAGTTTTGGGCAGAGTGTGGCTAATGTGCTAACGCCCAGAGATGGCTTATCCTATGAAAGAGGTGAGATAGTAGATAACGAGGAAGGCCGGGCCTTCGAAGATACTCTGCCAAACCGCCCTACCGACAACAACACAAGCAATGACAATGGTGCATCAAGCCAATCCGTAGCTGTAGTTCCCGCTGCAGAAGAGGCAGGTAATCCTCTAGATTCTGATGCCATCCTGGAGATGGCAAAAATAGCGGGTCTGATTACCTCCCAAGCGGATATGGAAGCTATAATAGCTGACCCAAATGCGTTTTTGAGCGCTCGAAACATGACCCTAGCGGACCTCGTACCCGTTGTGGATGGCGATGCTGAGGGGACCAATTTGGATCCCTACAACCCGGCGTATGATTTGGGCCCGGATCCTACGGTAGTTGCCGATACGGTAGACGGTATTCAAAGTGTTGATCAAGCTGTGAATCCCGGCGCGGAAACATACGTTGCTGACACAGTATCAAACCTGTTGACCGATGAAACTAAAGTTAATGCAGCAACTGGCACAGTTGATGCTGATAACCTGGTCAACGCAAGCGATATAGAGATTGATATCGCCGCTGAGAATAATGGGACAGGGGTCCTGGGCAATGCGCTGGAAGAATTTGCCTCACAGAACATCTCCACAATAATTGATACTACCACACCCGCCGGAAAGGCTTTGGCTGAGCGGCTGGGCGAGGGAAACTACCTTGATCACAAGACCACGATACTAGGTCAGATGGAGATTATATCTAACGAATTCAAGGATTCGAACGGTATGCCAAAAGTGCCAATTTGGGCACAAAAAATGGTCAGGGATGTTCAGAGGACAATCGCTTTTTCTGGTATTTCCGGCACCGCTGCTACCGCAGCTTACGCCAACGCAGTTATGGAAGCCACCTTGGGGGTGGCTGAAAAGGAAGCTAAATTCTTTCAGACAATTACAGTCGAAAACCTTGATAACCGCCAAGAAGCCATAATAAACAAAGCGAAGGTTCTGGCTAACTTTGAACTGGGTAACCTAAGCACTCGAGAAGCTGCGGCGGTTTCCAATGCCAAAGCGTTCCTTGAGATGGATCTCAAGAATTTGGACAATGAACAGCAAGCTGAAGTCATAGATAAACAGGCGATTGTTCAAGCGTTATTTGAGGACCAGAAAGCTATTAACGCAGAACGCTTGTTCACTGCAGAAGAGGCGAATGACCTAACTAAGTTCTACGATGAACTAAACGCTTCGATTGATCGGCACAACTCGACTGAAATCAACACGCTGAAAAGGTTTAACGTCCAGGAAACGAATGACGCTTCTGAGTTCAACGCTGAGATGAGCGATATCCGAGACCAATTTTATTCTACGATGCAATATAATATCGATGTGAGTAATGCCAAATGGCGTCAGACTGTTGAGAAGACTAATACTAAAATGGATTTCGAGGCTGCAAGCGCTGATGTTAAGAACAGCTTAGACATTTCGCAGGAAGCCCAGAACCGTCTTTGGGACAGCGTAGACAGTCTGTTGGATTACATTTTCAAGGGTGTAGATAACGAGGCTGGCCGGGACGCAATGGTTCTTGCGGCACAGCTTGGTGCCCAAGGTAAAGGTGGCTCGTCAGGCCTCCTTGGTATGATTGGTACGTTGGGTGCGGCATATATGCAGTTTGGCTCAGACATGCGCCTTAAAGAAAACATTCAATATGTCGAAACTAAAAATAACATCGATTGGTATACCTGGGAATGGAACGATGAGGCTAAGCGACTCGCGTGGGATCACGCCCCAACCTACGGTGTGATGGCCCAGCAACTCCAGGAAACGCATCCCCACGCTGTTGTAAAGAGCCGTACCGGATACCTCAAAGTTAACTATGCGGCCCTGCACTAATGGCGGCAGATAAAGTCATTACCTTCCCGCAGCCATCAGAAGCTGATCGACAGTTTCTTGAGCTAGAACGTCAGCGGGAAGTAATCAGAAAACAAGCCGAATTGATAGCGGAGCTTAATAAATGAAGTTTGAACAAGCGGTAAAAAAGTCAATTAAAGACTTCCTGGCTGGTAAGGTCCCCGCCAATCTTATGCGGCAATCTGAGGACGGCCTGATCTACACGCCAGAGTACCTGGACAAGATTGAAGAACAAATGTTGGACGCGCCAGCGGACACAAAGAAGAAAAATAAGAAGGAGACCGTAGATGAAGTTTAGTGCTCCGATTCCTGGTGCGAATTTCACCACGGATACTCGCAACTATGGTTGGCATCGCCCACCCGAAATAACAAATTTTGACGATGGTGTTGAGTATCTTATCCGCAAGATGGATGATCCAGACCAATCCGATTTGATCTTTTCATTAATCGAAATGAAGACGCCAATTACCGTTATTGTTAGTACGCTGATGCTACAGGCCATTTCCCGTGGCAAGATCCCCATTGATCTGGGGATCCTGATGTCTGGTCCCGTGGCTCGATATATAGAGATCTTAGCAAAATCTGAAGGATTGCCATACGAGATGGGGGCCGATGACAAGGATCGTTTGTCCATAACGCCAACCGCATTGAAAGTTGCGCTGGGCATTATTGATAGTGAGGACGAGCTACCTCCCGAGGAAGTGCTGGCACTCTCAGGATCTAAGTCCGAAGGCGGACTGATGACGAGGCCTGATGGGACCACCGCTGCTCCGGCTGAGGAGCAAGAAGCAATGCTTGGTATGGCGGTTGAAGAACCTGTTGAAGTGACTGAAGAGGAGATGGTTGATGGGCTGGCGTGATGTACAGGCTGGGGTTGCCTCTGGAGAAATAGACTACAAGAAGAAATCTGATATGTTTAGCGAACTGGCGGAGGGTTTCCTCTCTGTTTATGTTCCTTCGATGACGGCCAAGCAGAACGCTAAGCTTAAGGCTGATGCGTTAACCACAAAAGCCAGTGCTGCTGAAACGAAGCGTCTGCGGGTCCTGCGCGAAACGCAGGATGAAGAAGATTCAGATTTCATGGCTCAAGCAAAGCAGATTGCTCTTAACCTTGGCGAAAATCCAGATGACCCGGGAATTGTTACCTACTTTTTTAATCAGATCAAAACTTTCGGCGGCGATGCGGCCAAAGTTGAAACCAATTGGCAAACTAGCACAGACTTAGGTAATCGAAGCATTAGCAGCCAACCCGGGTACGGTAACAGACCCCCGCCTGCAGATGGCTCAGCTCTAGACGACCTAACAAATGGAGAGTCAAATAACGACTATAATGCTCTTTTGATTGGTATGCAGGGTAACAAAAAGACGTATTTTGAAACCGATAAGCAGCTGACCCAAATGACCACACAAGAGGTCTTTGACTTGACCAACCAAGGCGGCGAGTATTTTAAATGGTCAAAAATCAACATGCCCAAAAATACGAGCGCTTACAGACAAGGCAAAGCAAGTACGCCTGTAGGAAAGTATCAATTTTTAGGCAGCACGTTAAAAGACTTTGTTGGTTCAAATGATGACCCTGATTCCTATACCGGAACTTTTGTAAGGCTGGGTATTAATAAAGATACTCTTTTTAATGAGGAAACGCAGGATAAGCTGTTTCGTGAATTTGCTCGAATAAAGTTGCTTAAAGCTGGGGACAACCCAGCAGCAAAGCGGGATGCCATGAGAAATACATGGGAGTTCTTAGCGCGTAAGGATGGCAATAAGCAGTACTTAATTTCTGATGACCGGGTAGATCAGATGATCACTGAGTTGGGCACAGGGACTGCTGATTTTTCAGAGCTATCACCCGCCCGTGATGTTGGTGAAACTACTATTCGTTTTGATCCGACTGAAAGACAGAAATACGAAATTAACTTTACTGGTATGGACACCGAGGGGAAGATTGCTGCTGAGGTAAACAATATTGCTGGTAATAGTACCATTCCAGATGCAGAAAAACAGATACTGTTCCGACAACTCGAGGACCATAAGGTCGGTACGTTGGCGCGGTCAAAGAGGTTTGATTTCGGTAAGTTTGTTGAAGAAAATAGAATTACCAGCTCGGCAACAGCTTCTGGTGCCATTACGGCGATAGAAGCCAATGAGAACATTTCCCTGGACGATAAAGCGAGATATATCGCTCAATTGACAGAGCAGTGGGAAGAATTCACTGAACTCGATGTCACTGCAGATCTTGGCAAAGAGGACGCTGTTGTCTTCTATAAGGTTGGCGATAACGGGATGATAGGCACAGGTAGCCCTGGAGTTTTAGTTAAGCGAGAGCGCCGGAAAGCACAAAATGAAAAGGGAGACCAGGTAGAGCAAACGGTCTTTGTGGACTTGTCCGGCAAGGTAGTGGACATCG